GGAGACAGAAACAAATCTTTTTATCGTTAATGACGATACGGTTTATGAGCAAACCCAAGATGGTGGTGAAGTCGTAGCTGGGGGTGAAATCTCTTCTGGTACTGAAAGAGTTACCATGCTCGAAACCATTGGCACACCAAGATTGGTTATTCTTGATGCAGAGAATAATGAAGGCTGGTGGGTAAACACCCCAGCAAGTGCTGTAACCCAGATATCTGCTGCAGGTGTTGGAACTTATGATCATTTCCCCACAACACTGTGTCATGGAGGAATTATTCTCGATGGCTATCTTATTGTTATGGATGAAGACGGGGTTATCTATAATTCAGTTGTAGATAGACCCGATCAGTTTGAGGCAACCAGTTTTGTTGAGGCTGAAAGGGAAAATGACAAGGGTGTTTATCTGGGAAAGCACAATGAACATGCTACCGCCTTTGGTACGAGAACAATTGAATTTCTCTATGATGCCAAATACTCAACGGGGAGCATTCTCCAGCGCCGTGACGATATCATGCACAATATCGGCTGTGCTGACGGTCTTGGTGTGTGGGAGAATGGTGATACGACCTATTTTCTAGGCTCTAATACAACGGGCCAGATTGCGGTTTATAAACTGGAAAACTTCAATCCGGTGATGATTTCAGATGATACGCTCAATTCTTATTTCACCCAAGGTCTTACACAGGAGAGTATAAGAGTTGTTTTTAGCGGCTGGTCAGCAATGGGCCAGGATACACTGATTGTCACCGTATACGTGCTAACGGGTGCGGCTCCTGGTGAAATCGTTCCCAAGCTTACGCTTTGTTATAACTCATTGGCAGATAAGTGGCTTTTTTATAACACCCAAGTAAACAGCCATACCCTATTTCCATTAATCGCCTTTACTAAAAGAACGGGTGGTCAGAATGCCACCACATCGGCAAGGCGTGGTGAGGGTATTTTCTATAATGGCGATATCATTAATGTTAACGACAGACTAATCCCCGTAGATACATTACTTGCAACAACGGGTGTTTATGAAGATGGCGTTTACGAGGTTGGCGTTTATCTTGAGGCATCGGTAGGTGTAGGATCAAACATAAGTACGATCATGAGAACTGGACATATTGATGTTGGAATTCGCGGCTATAAGTTCCAGGATTATGAATATCTGATGATGGATACCACAAATACCTCACAAATAATGACGGTAAAACACGCCGATGAGGGAGCCATGACATTTACAACAGTTGGCACCATTGATACCTCATCGGATAAAAAAGAACTCTACCAAGGCGGTAGGTTCTGTCAGAGAAACTTCCAATTAGAATATTCGGGTGATGAACAGTTCTTTATAGACCATCTTGGTTTAGAGCTTGGTGCCGGTGACTAATGCCTTTAATACCACCGCCATCAAAAGTTGAATTAGTCAGAAAAAACTCATGGGCAGATGCCATATGGAAGAAGTGGCTCAATAGTATTTATACGCATTTTGGTGGTGATCTGTGGGATGATGAACTAACAGAGATTACCCTTGATAAGCCACCCGGGGCTGGAACACCCGCGAGTCTTGCAAACTTTGGCCCAACATCAATAACCCAGCAGCCCGTATTCAATCGTGGTGATTCAGCGGTGGCAAAGTTTCATATTCGCCATTCAATTAAAGTCGGAAGCCTTATCTATCCGCATGTCCATTGGTCAACAGACGGGACAGCGGCGACTTCGGGCGTATCTGATATTGTCGAATGGGAAATTGACTGGCAAGTAGCCAAAGGACATCAGCAGGAAGCTTTTACCGATCAGTCACAAATTGTCATGACGCAATCTGTTTATAACACAAACAGCCCCGGCCCAACAAACCCTACAGCATGGCATCATTACATTACTGAGGCGAGTGATGCACAGGCTTTTACTGCACCAGAGGTTGATAGTCTAATCATCATGAGGGTTAGAAGGGGAAGCACCTCTGACACATACAGCACAACGGCTAGTGGGCATGTATTTGGACTTTATGTTGACCTGCACTATTTAAAAGACCGTTTTGGAACAATAAACAAAGCCCCAGATTTTTACAGGTAACAAGCATGGCAAAAATAATAAACAGTACCGATAAGGGTGCAGCGATATCCGCATCTGAAAATGATACTAATCTGAGTACATTAGCGGGTATTAATGTAGCTGACGCAACCAATTCAAGAACGATTGATGTTGACGATCAGGGTGCGACAATAGAGTTCACTTTCGCGGGTGCTGTTGCAGTAACGCTGTCTGATATCGCGGATATTTACGGTGCTGGTACTTTACACACTGATGATTTCACCATCACGATGATTGCCACAGGTGCATCAACAGTTGTAACCATAACCCCTGATGGTACGGATTCAATCAACACGGGTGCTGCTACGATTGTTCTGACAACGGATGAATACGTTGTTTTACAGACTGATTCAACCGGCGCTATCTGGAATATCATCAACAGCTCAGGTATTACCAGTGTAATAAGGGACAAGAATAGTAATGAATCAATCGTGATTGTAACGTCAACAAATGCGATTAATGCTCTTGGGGTAACAAATTCAGCAACAACAGACCCAATTATATTGGCACCATTAGGTGATGATCCTGATATTCAGCTTAATTTATCGCCAAAAGGTAATGATTCAGTCTTTCTACGTGCTCCAGGCGCAGGCAATTCAATCGTATCTAGTAATACTGGAAACTCAATCATCACATCAGATGCTGGTGGTATATCCATTGATGCTGTAGCTGGAGGGGTAACGATAGATGCAGGATCAGGTGATGTAGACATAGTATCGAGCGGTGATACAACTATAGACGCAGTTGTAAGCGATAGCGTTACCGCAGAAACAACCAATGGTGATCTTACACTTGCTGGAAACGGAACAGGTAAAGTTCTTGTTGATGGGCTTTACACGAAAGTTCTTGATATTGGTGACTGGAATATGGATACAACGCCAAGTCTTAATGTTCCTCATAGTATTGCAGATTTTACAAAGGTAAGAAATATAACCGTACTAATTAGAAATGACGCAGACACTGCCTATAGTGATTTCCATTCATGGGAGGCCACACAAACTACAGCAACAACACTAGCAATAAATGCAACAAACGTTGTTATGTTTCGCGGAACAAGTGGTTTATTCGATAGCGCAGACTATAACAGCACCAGTTATAACAGAGGATGGATAACCATCCAATATACAAGCTAATATTATTATTCATTGCATTAAAAGTAATGGCAGACCCCACCTACTACCTTGATATAAACGGACTCTCCAAGCATCTTAACGACCGGCACGAAAAAGATAAATACAACGAGAGAAACTACGGCTTCGGAGTTACCAGAGAGACAGAAAACAATCGTCTTGTACAGATGCTAACAGCAGGTGGTTACAAGAATAGTTTTGGTGATCCATCATTCTATGCAGGGGCAGGGGTAGCCAAAAGGTTCGGTAATAAACAATATATGGATGTTGGCGCAATGGGTGGTGCTGTATCAGGTTATGAAAATAGACTGGTCGCAATGGCAGCACCTTTTATAACGATGGGAAAGAAGGATTACGGACGCTTAAAGTTGATGTATCTGCCTAAAACCGAGGGGAATGATGCAACAGTTATGTTTAATCTTGGAATCCCGATGAAATGAATGATATTGATTATCTTCAGCCTCAATACGATATCTCAAGCGATGATCTTGGTTTTTCAAAAATGATGGTAGATATGGGTGTCAATGAGGAATATTTGCAGGATTTGACAAATAAGCAAGACGACAGGATTGATATTGAATTGGATCTTGTTGAAGTAAGCGATTCTGATATCAATGGCAAAGGGATCATTACAAAGAATGTGATAAAAAAAGGTGAGATTGCTGGTGTTGCAAATACAGATCGTAAGCGTACCCAGATTGGCAGATATACAAACCATTCAGATAAGCCAAATTCCATTGCAAAAATAGTGGTCGATAAAATGGTATTTGTTGCGACTATTGATATTCCGCAGAAAACAGAGGTAACTGTTGATTATCGTCAAGTGCGCGAAATAGCGATTCGGTTAGGGAGACGCCTCACAATCATGGACCTATATGATCAGATAGCCGAAACAGAGGGTCATATTGTTGGCCATGTTGATGAAGAAATGGTAAGTCATCATTTTTCTGACGGTGTTTATGCTAGAGAATATTTTTTGAAGAAAGGTGATGTTGTTGTTGGCAAGATACACCGACATAATCATATTGCCATGATGATGCAGGGTAAAGCTAAAGTTTTTTCTGAACGCGGTGAAATTATTATGGAAGCACCGCATATCTGGAACTCAGTAGCTGGTGAAAGACGTGCTGTTTTTGCAATAGAGGACTGTATTTTTGTCACAATACATCCAACAGATGAAACAGATTTAGATAAGATTGAAGAACAAGTAATTGCGCCAGATTATGAGGCGTTGGAGGGTTTATTATGAGTTGGACAGGATTGGCTATTGGCGGAGCTACTTTAGTTAGTAGCGCATACGGTGCAAAAAGCGCAAAAGATGCAGCCCAATCTTCTGCTGACGCCGCTGGCCGATCAGGTGATCTTCAATATCAGCAATATCTGCAAAGCCGTCAGGATCTATCACCCTATCGTCAGGTAGCAACAGGCGGTGGTCCTGAATATCAAAACCTTACCAACGATATGTACGGCCTTGCTGAAACATGGCGACAGCAAGTTAACTCAAATACTGATCCGGCTGTAAAAAAAGGCATGGCGGACGCGTTCGGCGTTGCAGACTATAACGACATTACTGATGAGATGTTCGTTGAAGCAATGCTTGACCCATCCAAACAGAATCAGCATCCTTACTGGAACAATCTCAAACAGCAGTATGGCCCACAAATCAGCGGCCTCGAACGAGAACGCAGCCAATTTGATCCACAGGGAACGGGTGCGCTCCAGGAGCTTGCCGATTATGGCCGCAGCAGGGTCTTGCCAGGTGACTATCTTCCAGATACCGAAATCCCCCAGTATCAGCGTTCTGTCATTGGCGACATTCCCAGTAATGTGCCTGAATTCGACTCAACCCAGTTCGATATTTACAAAGACCCTTCTTATGAATGGCGCAAAGGTGAGATGGAGCGTGGTGTTAACCGTGCTGCTGCAGGTATGGGACAGGTCACATCCGGTAATCGCTTAGAGGCGATTATGGATCGTGGCGGTAAGATGGCCAGCCAGGAGTATAAAGATGCTTATGGACGAATGCTGACAGACTACGGGGTTCGCCGTGAGAACGAAGCAACACGATACGGCAGGGCTTATGCACAAGATCAAGATCAATACGGAAGGGATTTAACAGCTTATAACGCCGATGTTGCTAGAGAGTCGGGTATGTACGGTAGAGGTGCCTCCTTATTTGGCCTTGATTATGGTGCTGAATCGGATTATCTAAATCGACTGGCCTCCTTATCGAATATTGGACAGACAGCCACCAACACAGGTATTCAAGCCGGTTCTGCTGCTGCAACCAATCGTGGTAATGCGCTCATGGCTGCCGGTCAAGCACAGGCAGCGGGATCATTAGGGCGAGCTAATGCAATAACTGGTGGAATTGGTGATCTAACCTCGCTATATGCTATGAGCAAGTATGGTTCATCTCCATATAGTAACTATGGCGGCATGAATGAAGATGTTAATAATCTGTATGACTATAGCGGATTGTACTAATGAGCATAAATAGACTAATCGCCCTTGGTGGCAGGGGTGTTAAATCCCCTGTGGAACGCTATATCGACACTAAGGGGCAGATGGAGCGTGGCCGTCTAAGGAATGTGCAGGAGCAGGCTGGTTATCAGGGTATGGATCAAAACAGATTGGCAATGCAGGCAACCCAACAGGGTATGGATATCAGGGGTCAGCAACAGAAAGTAAAAGGACTTGCTGCTGTAGGTAAATATCTCGATCAATTTCCTGAAGAACAACGAGCTGCAGAATTCAGTAAAGTCGATATGAATCAGTTTGGCTTACCATCCGTTCCGGCAGATGCGACTTATGACAAGGTTAAACCAGCAATCGAGCAATCGAAATTGATGGTATATGGCGAAGGCGAAACGCCTACTAAGCGCACGATGCCTGCAGGAACAAATGAAAAAGGCCAGAATTTAGCGGTTGATCGGCTCTATCAGGGCAGTAGGGTAATTGAGCAATCTGCCCCTTACGTGAAGAAGGAAATCACCAGAGAGGCGACAGTTGATGCTGGTGATTATGGCGGTAAAGTCAAGCCGATTAGTAATGCTGAACGTAAAAGCATGGCTCAGGAATTCGAGATAGCAAGATTGATGCGCGATCTAAATACTGAATATAAGGATGAATATTCTGGTTTTATGTCAACAAACGTCGCAGAACTTGCATTAGCAGCAGGCAGGCGCGGCTTTGCATATGAAGATATGGAAGCATATATGACTAAATATCAGGACTGGAAAAATCAAGTTAGACATTCGTTTTTTGGTAGTCAATTAACCAGAAAAGAAATGACTGAATTTGAGAAAACTACGATTAATCCTGCATTTACTGCCAAGCGCAACAAAGGCATTCTTAAAAGACATCAAGAGTTATATGATAGAGGTGTAAAGAGGGGGATTGGTATTCTTAAAAATACCAAGGGATGGACGGATGAAATGATTGATGAGATGACGCAGCTTTCTGATGAAGATGATGGATCTTCTACAGAGATGTCAGATGACGAATATCAACAGAGACTAAATCAAATACTGAACCCATGAGTGCAACACGCGAACAATTAGTGGAGCTTCTACGTGAAGCAGCCAGACGTGATGATAAAGCTGTTGCGACTCAGCTTATGGGTAAGATTGAGTCAATGGATCAGCAAGAAGTTGGCAGTATTCCAGCAAACGAAGCTGTTGAAACACCAACCAGTCAGATAAAAGAGTCTGTTGCAGATAGCGGATTCTTGATGGGATTACAGGATCAGGCGGCTGGTCTAGCCCAATTAGCTGCACGTATTGCCCCAGACTCAAGAGCGCCTGAAGTTGTACTCGCCGGTATTCCAAAAACCGCAAAGCGGATTGATGATTACATCAATAAACAAGAACTGGACTATGAAAAAGGCCGTGAAAGCCGCGGTGAAACCGGCATCGACTGGGCAAGAATCGGCGGAAACTTCGCCAGCCCGATAAATGTTGCAACAATGGGTGTTCCCATCGGGGCAGCGACAACGACTGGTCGTATAGCGGCGACAACGGTAATGGGGGCCGGTATGGGCGCAACCCAACCAGTAACCAGAGAAGGTGACTATTGGAGCGACAAAGCCCTTCAGGTCGCTGTAGGTGGTGGTACAGGTGCCGCAGCATCTGTTGTCTTGCCCGCTAGTATGTCTATGTTACGCAGAACAATAAGGGGTACTAAGGACTTAAAGCGATTCTTTACTCGACCCTTTACCGAGTCAGGCCGAATGGAAGACTTGACCAAGATGTATCAGAACCTTGCTGGAGAATCGAGAGACTGGCTGTATAAAGTTATGTCTAATCCCGACGAGGTTGCATCGGCTGGTAATTATACTTTTGGTCAGCAGGTAGCAAGAGCTAACAGATTGTCCGGTACTGCAAAAGGAAAAGCCTTTGTAAGACAGGAAATAGACCTTGCTAAAAAGCCTGTAACTGGCGATGAAATGCAGGGCAGATTAACCGAGCAGGCCGCAGGCAGAGCGCAGGCTGTTGACAATATATTAGATATTTCTGATGAAGGTTTGGAAAGGGCAATACAGAATAGAAAGTCAGCAACACAGCCACTGTATGAAAAAGTACGTGAATCAACAAAAAGGGTCGAGACAAGACCTACCATAGATTCAGTGCAGAAACTATTGAAAACACATAGCGCCGAAAGCAGGGCAACTGTTCCGCTAAACAAGATTATGAATGAAATGCGCTGGCAGGGAGCAGATGGGAATATCTACCTAGAAACACGGACTGGCCCGTTATTCTCATTGCGCCAGGAAGTCAGGTCAATGATGAACAGAAAGACGCCCGGTGGCGATAATGAGTTTGATATTGCCATACTAGGACAAGTTAAAGACAAACTTGACGATGCCTTATCAAAGGCTGATCCAGACTTCAAAGAAGCAACAAAAATGTTCAAGGAGTTAAGTAAGCCTGTAAACAAGATAAAGACAATCCGATATATGGGTGATGCTCTAACTAACGCTATTGGTAACGATACGCCTTCAACATTTGTGAATGCGATGAAGGACGCACCAAAAACGCTTAAACGCGCGACTGGATTCCCACGATTTAAGAACCTCAATCAAATACTTGATAGCAAAGAAATCGGCGTATTGAAACAAGTAGAAGAAGAATTACTTGATAATGCTGAATATAAGCGCCTTGGCGCAAAGACGACTTCAGTTTATAAAGAGATTGAGAAGGGGCTGAACGTATCTTTTGAGAACGCCCTGATAAGACCAATCATGGTGTTAAATGCAGTCATGCGTCGAATTGCCAAACACATGGGCGCGGATTATGAAAAACTGGCAATTAAAGTTCACAATGATCCTGACTTAGTTGTAGAAATGATGAAAAGACCACCACAAGACAAAGAGCGGAAGATGTTGTGGGATATGATTAACAGAACGCTTGCAATGATTCCAGCAAGAGAACAGGCCCGCGAAGGCACTCAGAATGAGCAGTTACAATAAATAATTAAGAGGAAAACTAATGGCAAAAAACATCATTCCAGAGTGGTATGTTAATCCCGCGACTGGACAGAAATATCTAATAACACTTGAATCATCAGGGAGCGCACCAGTAGGCGCTGATAAAACAATTGTCACCCTCGACGGCGGCGAGTACGTCGCACACCCAGTAACAGCGGGTAAAACCTATACCATAGATTCAGAGTCTATGGATGTATATGTGGCCACAGCCTCAAGCCCTAATATCTACGGCAGTACATTTGCAACTGGTGAGGCTGTACGAAATACGAATATAACAAATCTGGATAATGCGGCATTTCAATGGGGAACATCCGATCTTTCATTTGAAATGTGGACAACAATTGATGTTGATTCCGCCGCCTTTTTGACTGCGTTTGTCGTAGGCCATGCCGCTACAGCGGAAGTAAGACTTTATTTAAAAGAAGATACCGGAACAGGTTATATATACTCTGGTAGTTTTGCTGAAGATACTGGCGGCGCAACAGAATGGAGCACGGGACATATTACATCGGCTATTCCTAATGAATCAGGGCGCATGTATCACATTGTTCTAACGCTTGAGAGAACTGTTGAAGCAAAGCTCTATATAGATGGTACGCTTGTTAACACCGTACTTGATGCAGCATTTACATCCGGTGATGGTGGCGGCTCAGTAAATTTTGCGGCTACCGGCGAAGCGGTGTTATGTGGTTCTATAAATGGTACAGCGCAGTTTGAGGGTGCTGTTAATACGTTAAAAGCATATGAGAGCCTGTTAACTGCTTCACAAATAGCAGAATTAAATAAATACGGACCGGGTTATTTCCCGACCACGGTTTACCCTGCATTTACAATTGATTTTGCCCTTGACGCACCAACGGCAACCCGTGCAGGAAACTGGACAAATGCAGACCAGCCGGAGCTGTTTACTTATGACGGAACAACCAGAACAAAACTTGCAGCACTTGATGCAGACATTGGCACTTATGATGCTAGTGATTCATTAGCGGTAATTACAGGCAATGACGTTGCACGCTTCGGAATTAACTCACGGATAAGAGCTAATACACCGACAATGGTAACAATCCCTGCAGGGGTAACTCATTTATTGCTATGGTCAAAACCGGCATCTGCGGGTGATGTGGAGATATTTGGCTAATGACTACTCCAACGCTACAGCGTGAGGGCTGTCGTGTCGGCGGGTTATTGACTGACAGGGCGGCTATTGTGGGGCGTATAGATCAGGCCGGAGGCTTTGGGTTTAACCTATATCTTGATGAGGCAATGACTGTTGCCGCGCCTGGTGTTACTTATACTGACGGCACCCCAGCGGCAGGCAATAACTTTCAGGCCACGGCCTATGCGACAGGCTTGCAGGAAAATACAAGACATTATTGGGAAGCTATAGCGTCTGATAGTGCAGGCGATCCGAGAAGTGGCAATCAAGTAGCTGGTACAGGCTTGTTGAATACAGGTTCATTCAAGACCCTAGCAACATCAATCGTTCCGTGGAAGGTTGGTATGACTGGTTGCTTTTATGGTGCTCAGGCAGGATTGAACGATACTCGCGCACAAGATACGGCTAACAGCAATCAAAGTATATCTAAATATGAATTAGATGCCTTGTTTATTATTGGTGATGTTTTTTATGCTGATGCAGGAGGAAGTCGCGGTGATGATCCAGACGTAACGCCGTACACTGCAAATAGTTGGTATGCGCAAGTAACCAACCCGGCTACCGATGATAGTTCATTAGCAAGATTCAGAACTAACTTTATTACCACAATGGATGCAGTAGCCCACATGACAGTAACCGGCTTTAATAATACTGTTGGGCATGTATGTGCTAAATACCCTACATACTATATGTGGGATGACCACGATAGGGCATATAATGATTGCTCTGACCTTGATGCGTCAGAGGGCGCAAAGCAAACGGGTGAAGTTAATAAGATTACTCGCGGTCATCAAGTATGCCACGAGTGTTTTATGGACTTGAATAAGGAGTTTGTAGACCAAGAATCTGATAGGGACTTCGCTACTGATGCACTTGGGGAAGATACGGAGCCGGAAGAATGGTATTTTGTGGATCGTCCCCCATGTCGGTTTATTGTACTTGAAGGCAGAAGCTTCCGATCATTAAAAGCAACAGCCGATACAGCTACAAAGACCATGCTAGGCGCTACTCAAAAAGCATGGCTAAAAGCACGGATTGATGACAATCCACAAAAGTACCTCGTAATAGTTTCACCCCTCATGCTCGACGGTGATCATGGCGTATGGAATGTTTCATACATGCTAGATAACTGGAAAGCCTGTTCTTTTGAACGGGATGAAATACTCGATTATATTTGGGACAATGGCGATCCAGCTAGAACGGTAATTCTCTCGGCAGATACTCATATTGGTGCAGTATTGAGATATGATGACAGTGGAAAGCGTCAGCCAATTTACGAGGTTTCGGCATCAAACCAGTGGCCGAAGGCTGGTCATGGGTGGTTAACAGGCGTTCATGACACAAAAGTTAGAGACGGCGAAACACCAAGTGCTAGTAATACAGGTGGCAAGTTGATATTGTGTCGTGTTGATGAAATGAACATGATTGTTGTAGAAGCCGATGCAAACAAGATGACGGTTAAACTTGTAGAGACTAATCCAACAACCAGCGATGGCCCGGTTGTTTGGCAACGTGAATATAGGTGAAAATATGAAGTATTTAATACTTGTTTTAATGCTGATTACATTCAATGTAATGGCTAATCCAGAAATGGGCAGACAAATCCATTTCGTACTTGATAAAAACAATGCTAATCATGAATGGAAGCCGTCTGCCGGTTCAACTTGTAGTGGCGGGACTATACCAAACGGCGACGGCGCTACGGCATGGGGCGAGATAACGTGCGAAGGTTGGTTCACTATTTTGCCGTGGTATAATGTTCCAGGTGTTGAGACTAATTTAGTAATTACTGTGGATTCAAATGACTTGCCTAATAATCCATGTGAGCTATTCGACGTTTCAAATAATGCGGGAAATAATCAGGGATTTGATGTAACGCAGTACAATTCGAATAATTGGAAAACTCGTGCTGTTGCCACTCCGCCTAGTTCGATAAGTGCAGAGCTGCTTGACGAATTCAGGAATGCTTTTCTCACTACTGACCCTGATTATGATCTTAATCATGATGGGATTGTAAACGCTCTTGATATCGGACTACTCAAAGCACTATCAGAAACTCGGTATCGGATAAAAGCAACGACACTTTGTTTAGATGGCGCTCAGCAGTGACTCTGCCCACATACGACGATTTAATTATAATGACGCTAACGGGCGTATTGTTTTCAACATCAATAATCCCCGCTTATTTTCTGATGGCATGGCCTATGGACAAACACATCAAACAATTGGAGAGCGAACTTGGAAAACGGAATATTCGGATTGATCAAGGTAATGATTGCTGATACTTACCCAATTTCATTTATCACATTGGTTGGTGCTACGTTCGGAGCTTATGGGCTAGCATATCCTCCCCGCAGAGCACGTATCAAGAGCCTGGAGCGTCAATTAGGCATAAGAGATGTCAAATGAGAACTGGGACAAAAAAACCATTGCACTTGCCGCGTTTATTCTTTTTGGTTCAGGAAGTGGAGTTGGGAATTTCTTTATTCCTCAATTACGTCAAGAATCGTTTACAGATGCTGATTTCGAGAAAGAGAAAGCATTAATCATTGAGCATATTCACCAAGTTGAGAACAAGGATGAAATGATGATGGATAAACTGAGGCACAGAATCACGCTCCTGGAAGCTCAATCCAGGGAGTGTCGCCGCAGAATAGAAAAGTGTGAGATAAATAAATGAAACTAACAACCTTACTGCTTTTATTGGCAACCTTACCTGTAAACGCTCAGAATTATTATCCTTTCATACTCTGGACTACGCCTGCAGGTGAGACAGGCCGGGAAGATAACACCCCGTTATTAAGTGAAGAAATCCAGAAATACCGAGTGTATCGAGAGATTGGCATTAATACGGGTACATTTGAGACCGTGCATGAATACCCAATGACGCTAGGACTAGAACAGCAACACTATACGCTTGTCAGGACAACATCAGATACGACGTGTTATGTGGTGACAACAATTGATTCAGATGGACGTGAGAGCGCCTATTCTAATAGAGCTTGTTATGCCTGGCCTAATCCGCCTAATGTAGAGTGCACTATAATTCCTCAATAGCCTCAATAATATTAGCGCCCAAATCTAAAGGCTCTCCATAATTAGGGAAGTCTTCTATTTCGTTCTTAATCACCTCAATCACATCCTGCTTATCCAGGGTGGTGCGGGTGTTCCATAAATCAATCTGCTCCTTGAATACTACCGTTGACGATAGAAAACATCTGCTAAAAGGGTGCATATAATAGTCCACCTCACCATTTATTGTCTTCGGCGTTAATGGTTGCAAGCATATTGGACACGTCTTTAGTTCACTCATTCCATACCCCCAATAGCGGCGATTAATTCATCTTCTGGCACCATTTTCACTCCATTGACTATGCTTCCGCATTTGAAAGTCGCTTTATAGATAACCTCAATCACTTTCTTTTTTGTCAGGGTGGTGTCCACTGGCGCATCAGCAAGGTGCATTCTGTGAAACTGGCGTACTGCATCTTTAACCTCGTCAACAAAATCCCAATCACCATTCACCCCAAGATCCAGAAAAATATCCTTTAGCTCTTCATCGAGCTTTTCATCGCTCTTTACCGGGGTGTTATCTTCAATATCTTTTATAGCCTTATCTGCTTTATCTAGCCACAGCCTTACCTGCATATACAATCCGTTGTGGCCTCTTGTGTACCAATCTGCCCCGCTATTTTGTGCATGGCGAATTTCAGCTAAAGCCTGCTTAATTACATCTAGTTCACTCATTTACAATACCCCTCTTGATTGCCCTGAGTACCCCTAAGCTTAAATAACAAATCCTTAACCTCTATTGCCTCCCTATCCTGTTTATTCCCCATAGCTCGCCTTGTCTTGTCTACAGGGGCCATGTTTCTTTCTCTTCTATGTGCGTTATAGCTCATCTGCTGATATCTCCCACAGTTTTTTGATTTTTGCCCTTTCTTCAGTAGTAAACGGCCCTCCAAATCTAGGGGCCGTGATGAGTAGTTTTTGAACAGGGTAGTCAAGATCATTCCATAAATCTTCAACTTCACAATTATTTATTTCACCCATATTAAGCCAATATTTTATTTCGTATATGAGGTCATTATGCTCCCAAATCGCCTTACACAGCCTTACAGTGCGTTCATACTTCCCTTGTAGTAATGCCAAATCCCTTTGGCACTGTGAATCCTTCCACTTATTTATTTCATTGATGTTCATCAGAATGGAATATCGTCGTCCATGTCATCGGAAACAGGTGGCATATACTGCACTCGGATACCGCCTACAATCTGATCACCCATTGATACTGTAGGGTCGTTGTAGAGGGTGATTTCCTTTCCAATCCAGTTATCAGTTTCGTCACCGAGCATAGCTCCAATGACCCTGGCATTTGTCTTGTTACAGGCTAATTTCTTTTCCTTACCCTCGAACTCCAAAACAAGCTTTCGCTGTTTCTTACCATCCTGATCAAATTCCATCAAATCAATGCTGGAAATCTTCACTTTAGCGGGCTTGGGTAAGTCTTCCTTCTTAAGAAAGTTAGAAGTTGATGGGAATGTGTCATTAATATTCATGAATCGCCTCCAGGCTCATGTATTAGCTGAATGTGGGGTCAGCTATTCCCCTAAAATAATTCTTTTTCAGTCTTCTCTATCCACTCTTTATCCTTATCCTGCTGCCTGTACCAGTCTATATCGTCATATTTCTTGAACTTTATGGTACTGCCATTCTCCATGTGTACTTCACTATCATGCCAATCCGGTTCCCCAGCATCTTCAGGGATTTTCTTGTCTAAATAGTCGTCTTTATTCATTTATCTATCTCCTGTTGTTAGTGCTGCTGTTAAGTCTAGTGACAGGCTCGCAGCTCTCCTTCCTAGCGGTTTTCCGGCCCATTGTTATTGTCTATCTCCTTAGTTATTTCAGCCAAACAGCACTCAGATACATAGTGCCCTGGATGAGTACCAGACAGGCCGTTGGTACAATGAGTACCAGAATAATCAATTGTTTCCTCTACTGCAAAGCACGGTTCCCCGCATTCTGAGCAAGTAATCTTAATTGTTGTTGTCGATTTCTTCACATTCACGTTTAAACCTGTCCAGATCCACGCCTTGATGTTTGAAAGGCGGGCATTCATAGAAATTAATCTGAAGAACCTCACAATTAGGCTCCAGGCCCGTCAGATAGTCCCTAGGATGCCCTGTAAGCGGCTTGTAAGGCTCTCTACGGGACTTTCTTCCCTTACCCCTACCACCTAGCCATAAAAAGGATATAGCCTCTAGAATCGTCTGTTTTGATGCTTCTTTAAGTAGGTCATTCATATAAAAAACCTCCCCAGCCAAAGGCTGCACCAATAAAGGCAAATGTGTAAGCCAATTCGACATTATTGGTAAAAGCGAATCCAATCGCTCGTCTTTTGTCAATTTCATTCATCTCATCAACCTCACTACCATTGCGTCAATCAAGTCAGGCTCGCCCAAAGTCAGGATAATCAGTAAAAAGAAGCAAATCAGGACAACAGCATGTACTGTATGTTCATTCATAGTCCTTCTCCGGCCCTTCCCATATTTGCTCAATAATGCTTTTTAGGCCGTGTTCCTGTATTTCTGATACGCCTAAATAAATTACATATCCAATTGCACCAGCAACCACGATATAAAAAGCAATTACAATCATAATAATTTTATTCATAACTCTATCTCCGCTCGTTGTTTTTTCATGATCCTGCCTTTTTCATCCCTCAATTTGTTGTTCGTGCTCGAAGAACTATCCCTATCCCTTGGCATAGGGCGCACAGGATAGAGAGGACAGTCAGGACAGGCACACGCTGCTATTTGACGTATTCGAGTACCACCGGCTAGTGGGTCATAAATACAATCGGTACATTTATCGTTTATGGCTTGTCTAAGGCTCATGTCCATCCTCCGGTGGCTCTGGTAGTGGCATCCAGTGAGTAGTATTCCTAATGTATTCATCCCCGCTAATCCATTCCTTGTTGTAGTTGAAGACCATCCATGCGACTCCGGTTCCTTGGCTATATGCAAGATAATCGCCATATTTTTCAGGCAATCGCTCACTCACTGGTATCCAGTCATTCATAATCTTTTCCATGCTCATCCTCCATGTCGGATTCTTTTACATGAAGCTCAACACGCTGTTCAAGGTCTGATAGTGGTCTTGCATTCCACCAGGCACCAACGAGCATTCCGATTAATGCCGATACCCACATGATAGCTAGCGTCCATAAGAAAGGATTAGTGATAATAATTATCTTTATACCTTCAGTCATCCGTATATCCTCTCTCTAGCTCTGTCACCGCATTCTCTATCCAAGTCAGCTTCAAGCTGCTGTTTGATGAGCGGCCCTATCTTGTGGGATAGTTTCCAGTGCATTGATATCAAATTAGCCATTTCTTCAACGATATCCAGGTTCCTCATGAGGAATTCATTCAATTCCGAACCGTTACTCAAGATATATTCCTTGCTGATTTCAGCTTCAGCATCTATCATGTTTTGGATTGATTCTTCGTAGGTTTCCATTACTTTTCTCCTGTCTCGCAAAGGCTTTCATACTCGGCTATCGCCCTGTCTTCAGCTTCACGGCGGGTTCTAAGATTGTCAGTCTCATATTCAGCATCAAGAAAACGAAATAATCCATACCACATACCAGAGTCATTAGGATGATAGACAAGCTGGATTACACCTATTCCGTAGTGCTCCAATAGTTTCTGCCTTCTTTCTTCAGTCATCGTTCTGCTCCAGCTCTCGAATCTGACGCTCTATTTCCTCTTTCTGCTGAAAGAATACATCGTCTATTTCTATTTGAGCTTTCAATAAAGCATTCAGCTGTGCATTCAGTAGCAGTTTTTGTGTCACAAATTCTAGTTTATCCATCTCTATCTCCAAGTTGTTGGGTGGTGAGGGCAGAAATTACTCTGCAAGAACCTTGTACATATCCGCCTAATACGGGTGGCCACCTTTCGGCTTTTTAGTTACTTAGTCCACCATCGCTCGTTCTTCGCGGCGACCCGACGCCTCACCATAATCACATCCCTGTGCAATTGTCCTATTCAACTATCACCTCCGTTTGTTGTTGACTTGTCTATTATGATAGTGATATCATCACAAATAGTCAAGAACAATTAGGAAAAATAATGAAAAAAGAACTGACTAAAGAGCAAAAGTACGCTAAGTCAATGAAAGATAAAGGGTATGTAAAGTTGTGCATCTGGATTGATCCTAATGACAAGGAATGGTTCAGTGGCTTAGGGGAGTTATCACGGAGAAAGAAATAATGATTAGAGACTTGCTGCAGTTTTATTCACGCACCATCATTGCAATAACGATGTTCGTGTTTTTTATGGTATTCGTTGTATGGAGGGGGAAATGAGCTTACGTGAGGAAATAAAAGTAATCATTCATCAGTATAAATATACCTGCACTATTCCGAACGAAGACTTCGATGAAATCATCAACAAAGTCCTGGATGCTGCTGTTGAGGCAGTCAAAACATTAGATAGCTACGATGAGCCGATAATACTAGAGGCCATAAACCAGCTACGGGAGCAGAAATGAGCAGTTGTGCTACATGTAAATGGTTCAATCAACAAACAGAAGATCATGGTTATTGTGATTATCCTGTACCAGCATGGTTGATTCTTTCTGTTGGAGCGCCTGGTAGAGATGTGTCATTGATGCCAGCTAGATATGCACCTTGTGCTACTTATGAAGCGAGGGAGGAGAAATGAAAGATGATAAAGAGCTTAAAAAGCTAGACACACTAATTAAGGATTTCATTGAGTGTGCAATGTACAGACGGGTTGATCTTGGAAATCCGATTTACTTGGAAATATACCCGCAGCGAGCACAATACCTTGCTGGATTACTTCAGGAACTAAGAACACTAAGATTAAAAAACCCCGACAGGGGCTTAGGGGATAGATAATGAGTGATAGTTATTGTAAATATGCGTTTGAGCATGAACCAGAGACAATCTGTGAGCATTGCGGCCTTGAGGTAGATAAATACGGGAATACAGAAGAAGACTTTGATAATTGCTGTTTCCCTGATTGTGGCTGTGATGGCGCGAGGAACTGTAGTGCTAAAAGTGAGCCGCATTCTGGTGCAGTAGCATTAAACAGAGAAAGGGGGCAATCATGAAAAAGCCCCAAATTAATGAGGCTTCGTCACTTGCAGATCGGGGAGAAATGCAATATATTTGTCAGTGTTCAGATGACTATCAATATTATCCTTTCTTTATATTCCATAGTCAAGAGCCGGAAGTCTGTCCGAGAACAGATAGCTGCGGTTGTTCTGTAGAGAAAAGCAAATCTACAGGCTGGCAAGGAAAACCAGTTACCCCGACCGGAACCAACTCGACACTACAGCGAGCGTTCATAAACTACGGCGATAAACAGCACTGTACGGCATGGAGCCTTCTAGCGGGGTGTTTACTTCGTCCTAAAGAAAGTAAAAAAGAGGTTCTTCAATGAAAACAGCAATGCAAGTAAATAGAAAGCCTTCAAATGAAGAAATGGCAAGAATGCACAGAGAGTTCATTCAAGCAATACAGCCAATAATCAAGGCAAAATGCGACTTAATGAATAAATGTCTTCCGAGGATTACTGTTTATCCTAGCGGTAAAGTTGAAAGAGAATATGATTTCACTGAAGAACAAAAACGCTTATTAGAGGATGCTGATAAATACATCGAGCATCTTAAGCACGTGATATTTAAGGATTTCGTTGAATTAAACGAGGTTCTTCAAAATGGGTGATATGGGTGAAGTCTTTAACGAATGGAACAAGGTTAAAAAGGAAAAGAAAAGGAGTAATAAGGAATATTCCACAGAATTGCTGAAAAACAAGGGTGTGAAGTATGAATCTAGGAACGCAGGTGTTCACCTGATTATCCACACTGAAGACGGTTTAATAGATTTCTGGCCGAGTACGGGAAAGTTTATTACTCGCAAGGGTGTATCAGGTCGCGGTGTAAAGAATTTACTTAAATTGTGTAATTAAAGAGGGTTTAGCAATGGAAATATCAGTAAGAAGAAATACCTGTAGTGATGAAATTGGTGAAGTCACTATAAATATAGGAACATCAAAAATAACTGGCGATTATGACCGTGAAGACTTTGCTCACGAATTAGTAAATGCTTATAGAGATTTGTATATGAATGATGACAAATGGATTGAGCACTTATGTTTGTATCTAACTGAACAAGAGGCTACTGATATTTTAGATAAATTAAAGAGGGTTTAGCAATGAATAAAGCAACAGTAAGTATATATGATAAAGGTAAGTTGGTTCATGGGACTGATTATGAGGTTGATGAGTTTTTGATTGAAACCGATCTAAAAGAGATGGTATTAGACTCATTAAGCAGGTGTGATAAATCATGGACAAAAGCAGGTATTGAAGATGATAGAGGTATTTTGATGGCTATCTTTGATAGCAAAATGAATCTAATGCCAAGAATAAACCCAAATGAGAAGTACTGGGAGATGTTGTTGGAATGAGTCTTAAAGGCTTTCGTGTAATTAAAGAGGGTTTAGCAATGAAAAAAAATCTAATTTATATCGGAATGGTGATACTTGGAGTTATCATCCTTTTTTCAGTTATATACGGACTAAGGCTGTTTTCAAATGCCACTACACCGTTGATAGTGCAGCAAGCTGAAGAGAATGTCAGGTGTGCGACACTGATTACGGGTGACGGTGCAGCTATTGACTGCTGGAAAGTTAATCCTTGAAGAACCGCTTTTAGAACGGAGGGAATGATGGATAAAGTACAAGAAATTATTATAGAAGAGATGTTTAGCGAAGAGCTGATAAAGCCAGATTATTCAAAAAAACTTGCCACTCGAATTCGTAGGCAGATAGGCCATGAGTTGTTGGAAGATCATTCACCTGATGATGATTGGAAAACTAGCAGAGTATGGCTGTTTAATCGTATCCGTGAAATCTGTAAATAGGATAAATGAAATTATGGGCGAGTCTCCAGCCTTCTTAATGGGGATATTATTTGAGGTAAAACCAGATGAATGAAGCAATAGATAAAGCAATAAAAGAGTTAGCAAACAGAATCACTAATGATGTAAAAGGTTCTGACGCGATGCAACTAACACAAGCTGCGCTGAATCTCGCTCATGTAAAGCAAGTATTAAAGCAAGCTGGTCCTGAACAGTTAATGGGGGAATGATGGATAAGATAGAAGAGATAATTAAGAATCACTCATCATACATGATTAATGGTGCAGAAAAGTCAGCCGCCAAACAAATCAGACAAGCAATAGGCCGTGAGTTTATCGGAACATTTCAAGTGTGGACAAATAATCCAGGTGCTCAAAGCCTGATGGAGTTGATTAATAACTTCTTTCAGCTGGATGAGAATGATGGATAAGATAAGCGAGATAATTTATGAATTTGATGGAATGTATGGTTCTGACGAGTTAAAGGCAGCAGCAAAGGAAATCCGCCAACAGTTAGGCCGTGAGTTTAAACAAGCACTACCAAAGCCTGAAGGTTGGATAGTTACAAAGAAAGGAAGAAAAGAAGACTATTACACAGTCAGTGATATTGAACATGCACTAAAAGCCAGCAAGCTGGAGGAAGAATGACTAAACCTTACGAAAAAATAATGCCGGTAAAATATTTTGAAGTTGACAGATATGGTGATAAATATTTATTTACTGATATGTTTTTATCGAGAATAAACGAGAAGGTGTTTTTTAATGGAATCAGCTATATAGTGATGAGAATTGCGCATGATTTTGATGTAGGAAACCATCAGGTTTATATGGAAAAGCTATGACTAAAGAAGAAACAATACAGGTTATCGAGTGGTTTGAGGCATTCTGGAGTACCTATCCTGGAGATTTAACCAGAAATAAACACGGAAAGCGGGATAACAAGGGCGGCAAGACATATGCTCAAGAGTGTATGTTAAAGGTTCCTAATATAGAAAAGCCTGAAGAACAGAAGAAAATCATCGGAAATCTCAAGGCACAGATCAGGTATGACAGACAAGATCCAGATGCAACCCGATGGCCTATGGTATCCAGTTACATAAACAAGCGCAGAATGTACGATGAAATCGAGTCCACAGCAGAATTAAAGTTATCTTTGGATAAGAAATACTGTCATTGTGGTGAAGAAACCATCGGAGAGAAGTTCAAAACATGCGCAAAACACACAGAAAGTCATGCTCAAAGGCTAGAAATGATGAACATTTTGAAGCAAATAGGTGTCGCAATTCCAGGTCAATCCCTTCAGGAGCTTTCACAGAAATGTCGGGAATACTTACGACAAAGCGGGGGATCAAAGAAGCTATTTCAGGGGATGATTTCCTCAGAGCCGCAGCAAGAGCCTGGCAACCAGTAGCAATACAGAGAGGTAAATTATTATGGAAAAAGAAAGACAATATACAAATGAAGAATTACAGCAACGATTAATTGAAGCAAACACGATTATTAATAACTTAATCGTAGCAAACCAAGCTGCATGGATTGAATGGTGGCATGGAAAAGGCGCTGAACAAGCTATGGTATGGATTCATAATGGATTAGCGGGGCCGGGTCATATACCGAGCGATAGCGATACAGATGCTCAGAAGTTTTTTGATGCCAATGTACTTGAATATGGCAAAACAACAGGTCAATAGCAATACAACACGGAGATAGAGTATGGCGCAAATAGAACTCATTCACGGTGATTGCATGGACTATATGAAAGACTGTCCTGATAATTCCTTTGATCTGGCTATTGTAGACCCGCCTTATGGGATTAAAGAAGATGCCTCACACAACAATTTAGGCGATAGGCCAACAGCAAAATGGATGAATCCTAACAGTCAGAAATATAAGATGTTTGATGACTCAAAACGCCCAGATAATGAATATTTCACTGAATTATTTAGGGTAGCAAAACACCAAATAATCTGGGGCGGAAATAACTTTACAAATGAACTGCCACCCTCAACAGGCTGGATTGTATGGGATAAAAAAGCCGATATAAAAGAGGCTCTATCAATGTGTGAACTGGCATATTCAAGTTTTAAAAAGAAATGCAATAAATTTGAGTATTTATGGGCGGGATTCAAGAAAGCGGAGCAGATAAAGCGCATACACCCCACACAAAAGCCTGTAAAGCTCTATGACTGGTTATTAAGAAACTACGCAGAACCCGGCCAGAGAATACTCGACACCCATCTAGGCTCCGGCTCATCGGCCATAGCAGCACACTATTTCGGTGTTGATTTTGTCGGAATAGAGATTGACGAGGATTACTACAAAGCCGCCACAAAGCGATTCAACAACGAAACAGCACAGGAGGCACTATTTTGAGAGTAGTAACAAGAAAAAAGAAGAACTATTGGAAGTATCAGAATCTCAGGAACTTTAGAAACTGGTTTTTATATGAACAATTCAGGAGGAAATCATGGTAGACCACAGTGAATTTGCTTGGAAAGTAACTAAAAACCGTATGGTACTGAGCGATCCAAGGAAACGATACGCAGAAGCCTCAGATGAGCAGAAAGAGAAGGGTAAAACACGGCGTAAGCTAGAAGATCTGAACGATGAGAAGGCGCTGCAGGACTATGTAAGCGAGATTTGGGATGAATGAACAAGAACAAACAAGCCTGATGATAGAAAAGTCAGACAGTGATCTTATTAAATACGCTGATAATCATATATCAGTAGATTCTAAAGTTCTGATTTATGAGTTAGTTAAAAGATGGCGTCAAGAAAAGAGCAAAACGTATCATTTAGAGGGAAAGTTAGCCTTGATAGATGAGCTGAGTAAAAAGAAGGTGGTTAGATTGTGAATATAATTATGAAGCCTGGAAATGGTTGGCAGCACTTAGCAGGACCAGTGTGGGAGCATACAAGCGGAGCGAGGATACATATAGCCGGACTAATACGGTTGCCAGACAAAACATTCAAGAGCCTGAATAACTGGAAAGAGAGTGAATTAGGTAGGAAGCTAGTTAAAATTAATGGGTGCAATAGAAAGCGTGGCCTTATGGCATGGGCTATTAATCTTATGAAACAGGGTGGTTAGATTGTGAAGCAGGATAAATATACACGTTCAGCGAAGGGTCAGCCCTGTACAGTACGGATACCAGGCGTATGCAGGCCAGCGCCAGAGAACGAGACTACCGTACTAGCCCATCTGAATGGTTATGGTATGGGCGGCAAGCATTTAAGCATTCACGGGGCTTATGCGTGCAACTGCTGTCATGATGTTGTGGATGGTAGGGTTAAATATGATGGTTTAGGATCGGCACTACTAAAGCTGTATCATTTGGAGGGCGTTATCAGAACTCAACAGATAATGGTTAAGGAGGGTGTATTAGAGCTGTGAGGTATCGCACTAAGAAGACAGATCAGAATCAGAAGGATATTGTCAGGGATCTTCGCAAGATACCGGGAATTACGGTTGATATAGATCACAACGATATATTGGTAGGTTATAAGGGCAAAAACTACTGGTTTGAGATAAAGAATCCAGCAGAAATAACCAAGTCTGGCAAAACACGAAGGAACAAGTCAGGCGGAACGCAGGAAAGACAGGAAAAACTAGCGGCAACATGGAAAGGTCATTACAAAATTGTATGGAGTATTGAACAAATATTAGAACAATTTTTAAAGGGGGAGATATGAGTAATTGCTATAAAGTAGAAGTGGAGACAACAAACGCTTATCCGGCAGATACTACATGGCATGTAGAGGGACATTATCTTGATTGCAAGAAGGGTGTTTTATATATACTTGCATCAAAAATGTCTGAAGTAGAAAAGGTTGTCGTGCCGGAAAGGATTAAAAGCATAGAGCTTGTCGGTGTTGGCTATGTGTGGATATAAACAGGGGGAGATATGACAGACATTAGAACACTATCATCTGAAGAACTATCACACCATTTCTATACAGCCTATATGCGAAGGGCTAAGGCAGAAAAACAGGCTTTTCTACTCGATGAGAATAGGAAAAGGTTGTTAGATGTACTCACCTTGCAGATAATGAGTGATGATTCAGGCATAAGCCATGCAAAGGCGAGTTCAAGGGCAAGGGCAAGCGATGAGTTCAAAACCCACTTAGACGGTCAGGGTGAGGCAATACAGGAGAAGTTTGAAGCTATGGGCGCATATCATGAAGTTGATTTCGAGATTAAGCGACGGTTAAACGCAAGTTTTGCCAAGAACAGAGAATGGTCGGCAGGTAAATTGCAGACATAATGCTAACAAGAACTGAACAGGACGCTCAAACCATGCTAACACGGTCTAAATGTGACCGATGTATACGTGGTGTAAAGAACTGGCGCGGCTTTTCAGTGTGTAAGTTATCTAAGCATCCATCGACATGCGGCAAGTATCAACTAAAACAGGATATTCTAATATTGCAAGCTAACGGGGCTTTTAAATGAATATAAAAGAAATACACGAATTAGAGGCAAAGCATAGAAAGTTAGAGATTGAGTACAAAATGAGCGAGGCAAGGTATAAAAATCGTGAACAGGCTATTAATGCAGGAATAAACATCATTGCTTTACAGATGCGGTATCAAACATTAGCGATGTTATATAGGGGATTAAATGATCAATAACTCAAAACAACCAATAATATCTAATAAATTGAGGTATAAGTCATCGAGATATTAACCATACTCGAACCTGGCTCAATTGATACCGAGCCTACCAGCAGAGCAACCGATAATTCAGGTTTAACAGCAGCCCTTGTAAGCGCGGCTATGTCAGGGGCTAACCCTATCGGACTAACAGTCCTGAAACGTCGTGTCACTGGCTCTGTAGACGCTGACACGGGCATAAAAAAGCTTAGGTCTATCGTAATAGATGAAGCAAAAAGAAAACATTGGCAATTTCAGCGAATTAAGACGATTAAATTATTATCTGATTTATGCCTAACAGAGTATGCAAATCAGGCTAAGTGTAAGATTTGTGAAGGGACGCAATTTGTTGACGGTCAGGAATGTCCGAAGTGTAGAGGGAAAGGGTATTCAGAGCATAAAATGACATCAAGGGCGGTATTTTTAGAGGTATCAAGAACAACATACTATAAAACGTGGGAGAAAAGACGCGCTCATATCGAGCTATTATTCAATGAATTGCTGCCAGATTATGAGTATTATGCTCAAAGACACATATACAAACTATTGAAAAATAACACTATAGAATAGTTGCAGGGTTACACTTTTAGGCGTAAAGTGTAAAAATCACAATTGAATGAATATCCCCGCTTTAAGGGTTGTTTAAGCTTCACGTTCTGTATACAAGTTTAAAGCTATACAGTGAATAAACGCGATAAACCCTATTATTTCTATCTCCCAAGTAGACCCTAGTCCCCTGACTTTAGCCCGCCAGGGGACGCTATAGGGTTATTTAGTCAGAGTCTTGTAGCATTTGAGTATTCCAGTCTTTTCTGTAGTAGCGGATATCATCTGTTAATGCTTTTATTACTTCTTCCTTGCCCGCGAGTTCTAATAGCAGTATATGGATTAAGTCTTCAGCATCAGAAAATGTATTAGCGGACAATGGATCACGCCATTCTGCAAGTAATCGTTCTAGTGTTTCGCTCATGTGTTGTTAATCCTTTTTTCAAGTTCTTGATATTCTTCATTGCTCAGTGAGCCGTATTCATTGGATTTTAATCCACCGTATTCATTGAGAGCATAGAAAATATCTTTAGTAGAAAGGTTTAGTTTTTCTGATAGATTAATTATCAGGTCGTAAATTTCATCTATTCGCCATGAAATCACTGTGCTGCCCTTTCGATTGAGATTATTGTGGACAATGGCGTGTACAGATCATCATGCCGTATCGTGAAATAACGGAAATTATCTTTAGTTATCTGAAAACAGCCATCTTTGTAGTGTGAAAGCGAATATCCTTTCTTTTTAAAAGATGGAGCAATATTAGAATATAGGAATTCTAAAGCAGACTTGCGGCTTTTCAGGCCAGTATCAAGTTTTATCTGATCGAGTAGTTTATTTTGCTGTTTGATTGTAGACCGCATAATTATCTCCCAAGTTTAAGGGTTAAAAGTTCCAGCATATTACCCGGCATTGGTCTATATGCTTTAGAGGTTAAAGGCAGAGTCCAGCTTTTAACTGTCCAGTGAGACACACTGAGTAGTTCGGCTATATCTGCCTGTTTTAGATCATTGTCGATCATGATCTGTTTGAGTTGTTGTCTATTGGTTTTCATTTGCTTTTCCAGTGAATGCAGCTAAATTCCGGCCCTGTCATGAAGTGTATATCTAGGCCAGAATCGTCTAGCGTTTCAAACTCTACACGCATGGATTTGCTTTTATCACTCTGTATGCAGCGAATAAAATCGCAATCATTAGGGTTATTTTTGCCGTTATCAAATATAACTGACCAATATTTGCACGTTTTACAGGTTTTCATAGTTAAACCCTCTTATGCCATCCGTGGCAGTTGATAGATTAATCGTCTTTGTATTCAGTGCCATGATTAACACGATTTAAGGCATATTCCTTAATTTCGTCTATTTCATGGCCTTTTTGCTCAGAGCCGTGATTGAATTCGCGTCCTGTTATTTCGAGTGTTTCAGAGTCAACGATGTAGACTCCGTTGTCGTAGTTATCACAATCCAAGTTCTTGCAATAATCCATGCCAAAGGATAGATTGCCACCAAAGAATTGACCGATAACTTGTACTAGACGTGCTCTAGCGTACATAGAATCAGCACCCCTTGATTTCATTACACTTTGCGTAGCTGCCAGTAGACCATCAATAGAGTCTCTGCCGCCGTTCCAGTGTAAATAAAGGCCGATTGCATCAGGTTCGTATTTGTCGAATGCTATTACTGCTCGATTTCCCATGATTAGCTGTCCCTCCATGCTTTACATGCTCGACTAGAGATGTAGTAATAGGCGGAGCGGTCAGAAATGCGGTATTCAGTAAGCATTTCACGTGCCTCTTTGAATGTATTGAACTGATCAACTGTTTCAAGAGTGTGGAATTGCGAGTCTTTGCGTTGTATGTATTTCATGTATCTATCCCCCAGGATAATAGAGCTTAATTGCTCAAGCTTGCCCCTGATGCAGAGACAAGGTTGAATGATTAAGTAGACCTGCAAACAAAGACAGAGAATCCGAAAAGGTTTACATAACGGTTCCAGTCTGAAAATCCATCCATTTTTAATGGGATATAGCCCGGTATTTCTTCCCATATGATCAGGTCATGATCAGACCAATTAGCGCCACTCAATACGCGCACACTTGCATGATTATTGATTTCAGGCTTATTGACGTTTTGTACTTTGATTTTCATGGTTTCTATTCTCCCGATAAGAATGTATTAGTAAGAATTGCCGTTATAAACAGCTTCGTCAAAGGCGTTTGAATCCATATCACGCTGATGTTGTTCACTGCAGTCTTGACAAGCTACACGTTTTTCATAGGGATAATAAAGGACGTTATCACCCTTTTTGATTGGCGCGCCGCACTTGCACTTAGACGCGAATTTAGCTGCAATCCAGCGCGGAGCCGTGTTTTTATATCTGTATGATCTATATGACATTTTCTACTCTCCCGATAAGAATGTATTAATTAACTTCAATAATGCGTGACATGTCGAAATCGTCGGCTATTTCGTTATACATGACACACGTAGACGAATATATAGAACAACCATAGCTTGCTGCCTGTTCTTCAGCGAAACAGTCTGCTGTTTCATTATCAGGCGCGAGAATATAGGTTGTATCCATACCATAGCCGTTTTCAACTTCAACACCAAAAGGCGCATCTTTAGCTATTACGATTTTATAGTAGTACATAGGCATAATATTTCTCCAATAGTTAATAAAACAGCATCATCAAGCCAATGATAATTAACAAGGCTATATGAGCTGCAATTAGGTATTTATTCACAGCTTTACTCCTTAGTTGTGGGTAGCGTGTCGAGTCAATGTGAAATGTGGTCATGGCTATGCCCTAATCCATAGATTTAATGACGTTATTGACAGCATCACTTATCTGATCCATAGCGCGCTGAATAGTAGCTATTTGTTCTTCAGTAGCAATGCTGCCGTCGTCATAAGCAGTCTTATTAAGGATAGAGAATGATTCATCTAGATGGCCTTCGGCACATCTAAGGTCGTCATTATAAGTAGCTTTTAAATATTCTGTTTGCATTGTTCTATACTCCCAAAGTGTTAAGTTATGCTTTTTTACCTTGTTGCATGGTTTTAATTTGACCCCATGTCCTATTGAAAATTAGCGTGCTGCTAGTTTTAGGCATTGTTTTATGTAATTTAGGACCGCGAATAATATTCCCGTTATGGTCCTGATAAATGCCGTTTTCAGTAGTGTTATATAAATGCTTCATAGTATTGCCTCAATAAAACAGCATCACTTTAGGAATTCAAAAAAACAGCGTGTAGTGCTGCCAGCTTCAAACTTTGTTTTTTTATATCCTACTATTCTAGCGATTGTGTCTAATTTTAATGCGCGGCATATATCAATAACTGCATAATAGTTTCCAGATAACGGGATATTAGCCTGGCGCGCAAGTCTGCGGCCTTGTTTGTATTGATTCATAGCTGTATTCACTTTGATTCTCCGATAATAAAATGCTGTAAATTGTTTTTAACTGCTCTTTTGTACCAGTATTCAAGCTGTGATAGCTTATAAGCAGATTCACAATTAGCTTTTTTCCACGATTCATAGTGACGCAGAATAGTTTTGTCAATGTCTGTTAAGTTATTGTATTGTTTCATAATAGTATTTACTCCGGTTAATAAAACAGCATCATTAAGCCAATAATAATCAACAAGGCTATGTGTAATGCTATAAGGTATTTATTCACAGTTTTACCTCTGATTTGTTGGTAGTGAGTTGAGTCAATGTGAAATGTGGTCATGTTAGTCACCGTTAATCATTAAAAATGATGTCAAGTTTTGCGATTACAGCAGCTTCAAAAGCTTCATTAAGTGTGGCGCCATAATTCCAGTTATTAGCAAAATACAACTCGCCCTTTTCTGGCATTTCTGGGTGGAAGCCTTTTGCTGTTAATTCGACAAAGCCGCCAATCTCATTAGCTTTATATTCTTTTGCGAGTTCATCGATAAACTCTTGATAGTAGTCGTTTGCCATTGTTCTATACTCCCAAAGTATGCACGTCCTTGTGCGTTGTTGATTAGCGAAGTGGAAACAGATGGAAGCGGCCCGTGTTATAGGCGTCTTTTAACGTGTAACCGATTTTAGCCAATAGCTGCTGAAGTTCTTCAAAGGTAATTAAACCCGCAACATACTGACTTAGATAATACGAAGGTTTTTGATTCTTGCTTGCCATGTTTCTAACTCCCAAAGTGTTAATTAATATCTACAGCTACAAGTGTACACGGTACACAACAGAATACAAGTAAATAACTTGATTTAGATCAACAAATGCCATAATGGCGCAATTAGTCAAATAAGCAGAGTATTACTATAATGAGTGATAAGAAGGTGACAAAGCTCGGCAGATTGCCAGATGGAGCACTTGACAGCTATTACATTGAAGAATACCTGGAAGCTCCGGCCAAGAAGTCAGAAGCATACCTAAAAGCCTATGATCGCTATTGTAATGACTGCAAGACCCAAGGCATCGAAGCGTACAACGTAAATAGGGACTATGCTCGACAGTACGCCAAGTCTATCCACGACAGACTAAGGGACAGGATTAATACAGAGCTATACAAGCTTGCAGACGATGACAAGGCACTAGGACGAAGGGTATTAAGAGAACTCGCCAACAAGGCAGAGTCAGAAAGCGTAAAGGCCCAATGTGCTAGTAACCTCGCTAAAGGATTGTATCCAGAACATATAGTAACCAAGTCAGAAACAATAGAAGATATCGACAGAGAGCTTAAACAGTTAGAGCAAGATATCAATCAATCAATAGGACTACATTAGTAAGTAACCATTGATGATAGAAAGACATATTAGCTAGTTACATAGCCTAAATAGTAACAAGTAAAACAGTCTAAATAGCTAAAATAGATATCACAATCACTCACCCACAACCCCATTATGTTAGTTCCACGTGGAACAACTGGTACATTCCCTTGCTAATCAATAGCTTATGCTCAACCTGCCATGCAGCTATGGGCAAAGGGGGGAGCGCATGGGTTATCTCAGGGGGACTTGGGCTTGTAGATATCACCTAATTACACGTACCAGAAATAGCCTTTATAACCACTTACTAATATAGAATAATCCCTTATAAATCAAAGGTAAAATGAGGTTGTTCCACCGTATGGATACCGATAAGGATGCCCAAATAACAGTTATATGAGGTGTGGCCTAAGCATTGCTGGTGATGTCCGGTATGTGACACCGGGGGAAGCGGGTTCGAATCTCGCAGGCCACCCCTGATATAATTCACGAGAGTGATTTTTCCAACCAGGAGAGATGAGATGAAAAGACGTAATTTTATAAAAGGTTTACTAGGGGTTGCTGCTGTTCCAGTAGTTGCAAAGTTAAGCGCAATGAGTTCTTACGATTACACCCCAAGAATAATAGCTAAAGAGGCACTGGCTCAATATAAGGAGCCTATCCTTTTAACCCCTGAAGAAGTCACCAGAGAAGCATTGAAGATGCTTGAGCATAATATGGAGAAGAATATCTTTTTTAAGGGAAATAAATTGCTTAGATGAACAAGCTAACCGACCTAAGCGATCCAGCGTACAAGATGAGTGCGCCGAGTCGTGATCCACGTAATGTAACGGGATATTACCAGTGGGCCAATACGCCGGTAGCTCAAAGGGGTTGGACTGGAAGGAATGTTCATCGTGGTGTTACTGATGTTGAGCCGATGCCTGAATATGAAAGGGCTATGGAGCATCCTCTTATGAGAAAGGGATTTAAACCACAATACGATGTCTACGTTCCGCCCAATTACGATCCGTTGAATATGGGTGCTAGGACGAGGATGTGGGGTGCTACCTTACCTTCGGGAAGTAACTGGCGTGAGATGACCGAACGTACTTCTGGTATGGATGAGAAGGCGGCTAAGGCTTTATATAAATATTTGAGTGAAGGAGAGATGTCGGATGAGGATCGTTCTAATCTCAAGTATTCAGATCAGACGGCTTACTTTAATCAGGCGGTGCAAAGTCAAAACAGACCTCAGACGGTAGGTCATGAAGGAACTCATCGAGCTATTTATGAGTTAGCGGATAATGTTTGGGGGCCGGGTTATATTGATAATAAAACGAATATGTTGATGACGAGAGTAATGGATTATAAATATGGAAATAAAGCCGCAAGAAAGTCTGCAGTTGAGTGGATCAAGGGTCTTTCTCCAGATAAAACTTTAGAGGGTGGGGTTAAGTATGCCATGCCTTTAATTGAAGAACTCGTCCAATCCATCAATGACTGATCCCAAGGCAAGAAAGCTTGAGTTACTGAGAAAGAAACAAAGTTTAATCAAGTTCAATAAATTAAAGTATTACGATCCCTATCCGTTCCAGGTTGAATTCCACAACGATGAGGATAAGAGGAAGGGATTAAGGGCAGGGAATCAGATTGGAAAAACCATCTGTGGTACGGTTCAAGATGCTTTTGACTTAACGGGTCTTTATCCTGACTGGTACAAAGGTCATAGATTTGAAAAGCCAGTAAATATCGTTTGTGGTTCGATTAACAACGACAAGACAAGAGATTTACTTCAAAAAGCCCTCTGTGGTGATCCTGTCGATAAATTTAATACTTTGGGGACGGGGTGGTTGCCAAAGAACTGTCTCGACAAGAATAAAATCTCGTTAAAAAGAGGTGTTACAGACGCCTTCACCCATATAAAAGTAAAACACCATACCAATGGTGTATTTGATGGCTGGTCTAATCTAAGTTTTTCCTCGTATGAGAGTGGAAAAGAGGCATGGATGGGCGATACCGTTGATGTTTATCATGGTGACGAAGAACCCCCAATGGACATATTGGGTCAGATGGGTCGTGGCTGTATCGCCTCCAAAGGCTTTATTAGACTGACGTGGACGCCGGAGAACGGACGTACTGATGTTGTAATAAAGGTTGAGAATGAATGGAGTTTACACACCGCTGAGTGGAAGGACGCCTCTGGTGAAGACTTTACTTATGAATTTGAAGATGGTGAGTCTATAGAATTTGACAAGGTAGAGACTTTATTTGGCAAAACCGGTCATATCACCCGGGAAACCATAACCCAGGCGGAAAAGGACAATCTGCCCTATATGATGAAGATGCGGATGAAAGGTATCCCTGTCATGGGAACCGGACTTGTCTTCACCCATCAAGAGCAAAAGTACAAAACTGATCCTATTCCAATCCCCGATCATTGGCCGAGGTTAGACGCGATAGATTTTGGTGGACTTTCATCGACTTCACATCCGACTGCTTTCGTAAGACTAGCCCACGACCTTGAGACAGATACGATTTATATCTATGACGGTTTTAGAGTAATAGGAAAAGAAATCCCCGAAGTTGCTGCTCAGATCGTAATGAAACCCCATACTCATTTAGTGCCGGTTGAATGGCCTCACGACGGTAATAAAACCTTGGGACAGGGTGGTACGACTAAGGAACAGTATATGTCTGCGGGAGTGAATATGTTGAGAAATCACTTTACTAATCCCCCTGAAGAATACAAAGAAGAGGGTACGGGTGGAATTCAGATCCTTCCCGGCGTTACCGAGATGTCCGCTAGGATGAATGATGGTCGTTTAAAGGTATTTTCAACGGTATTGGATTTTTTCGATGAGGTCAGGAACTATCACATGAAAGATGGAAAGATTGTTGATAGAGAAGATGACTTCATGGCCGCCAGCCGCGTGGGTGTGATGGGTATCCGCCATGCCATTCCGGTTAATTACGAACCCGTCACCCTTAATCATAATAACGAAAATGTAGGCTTTATGTGGTCATGAAAGATGATGATTTATTAAAAGAGGCGCGTAAACGCTTTAGGATTGCCTACGAAGCAGAAGCCAGCAACCGCGAATTAGCTCTGGATGATATTAATTTCCGTCACGGTGATCAGTGGGAAGAAGGTGCTCGACAAAAGCGAGTGCGCGAAGAGCGCCCTATTCTTACAGTAAATAAACTGGAGCAAAGGGTCGATCAGGTTACGGGTGATCAGCGCATGAACCGTATGGGCGTAATTGTGCGTCCTTTAGACGTTACCGAAAGTAACGGACGTTTTAATCAAGCCGAAGTCATAACGGGGATTATCAAGAATATCGAAGCCGTTTCTAATGCGAAGACGGCTTATGATACAGCTTTTGATCATGCGGTAGGGCATGGTTTTGGCTACTGGCGATTAATTACTAAATATAATGATGATGACTCGTTCGACCAGGATATTCGGATTAAGCGAATCAACAATTCAATGCGGGTATATCTCGATCCTTCTGCAGAAGAAGTCACTAAAAAGGATGCCATGTGGGGCTTTATCACCCAGATGGTTGATGAAGATGACTATCCCGGTGCTGACTGGGAAATGAACAGAGGCGAAGAGCGTCAACTCTGGGAAGAAGGTGATAAGGTAAGGATTGCCGAATACTTCCGCAGAGTTCCTATGAAAGCGATTCTTTGGCTGATGGGCGGAAAGGTAGTAAGAGTTAAAGACGACACGATGGATATCCGTGACGAACTGAAAGAATCTGGTGCAGAACCGGAAAAAGAACGTACTGTAGACACCTATAAAGTTGAGTGGTACAAATTAGGCTGTACAGAAGTTTTTAAAAGAGGCGATTTCCCTTCAAAATATATCCCGATCATTCCTTGTTACGGTAAGGAATTAAACGTAAGAGGTAAGACCTATTATCGGGGGGTGATTCGGTACGCCAAAGACGCGCAGAGAATCTATAATTATACGAGAACGGCGAGTGTCGAACAGACCGCGTTAGCCCCTAAAGCCCCGTGGGTGATGGAAGAAGGCCAACTAGGTTCACATAAGAAAGATTGGGAAACGGCCAATACAAAGAATCTATCTGTACTCGTATATAAACATGTTCCAGGTGTGCCAAAGCCGGAGCGTCAGCCACCACCACAACCCTCATCGGGTTGGTTAACTGAGTCCGGTATTGCCGATCAGGACATAGATGCTTCCAGTGGGATGTACAAAGCCTCTCTAGGAGCGCCTTCAAACGAAAGGTCTGGTAAGGCGATTAACGCGCGTAAGATCGAGGGTGATGTAGGTACTTATCATTTCCACGATAACAGAGCTTTATCGCTACAGCACTCTTACGAAGTGCTGGTTGATATGATCCCGCGTGTTTATGACACGAAAAGAATCGTAAGAATCAAAACCCCTGAAGACCAGGAAGAAATGGTCACAGTTAACAACGCCATATTTGATGATGAATCAAATAAATGGGTCAATGTCTATGATTTGTCGGTGGGTAAGTATGAAATAGCCATTGATGTAGGTGCTTCTTATACCACTCAAAGACAGCAGGCTTCAGAGTCGATGATGGAACTGATTCAGTACGCCCCAAGTCTTGCGCCGAGAATCCTCGACCTGATAGCGAAGAACCTCGACTGGCCTGGGGCTGATGATATCGCCGCAAGATTGCAAGACAAGCGTCCTACTCAGGAGCAGATGCAGCAAGCCGTTATGCAGGCCGTACAAGAAGCCTTGAATAATGAGAATTTAAAAGTCGATAAGTACAAAGCAAGAACCGACAGGATTAAAGCTATTGGTGATATTGAGGACAAGGGCGACAAGATTAGCGTTGAATTACTCAAGCTTCTCGCCGAAGAAGATATAAGAGATGAGGAAATCCTTGTTCGAGCAACAGAAATCATCCGGCAGGCAGGTGAGATAGAAACACCCATTGAGCCTGTTGCACAACCACAGAATCCCCCACCAGTCCAATAGAGGATATTATGTCAGAGCAGTCTGAAGACCTTCAAGAAGAGGTCGATACCACTGAAGAAGCCCCTCAAGTCGAGGAGGAGTCTTTACAAGCCAGTGAAGAAACTGGCGAGGAAGTTGTTGAAACAACAGAAAAGAAATCACGTAGTCAGAACGCAAAACAACGATTGCGCCGAAAGCTCCATAATGAGCAGCAGGCAAGGTTTGAAGCAGAAGAACGTGCTAGAAAACTAGAAGATAAATTCACCAACATCGAGCAAAAGCTCGACAAGGTGATTAACCCCCCTCCATTGAGGCCAAGCAGGGTTGATTATGAAACAGAAGAAAGCTATGAAGATGCGCTTTTTGAATGGAGAGATTCTTCGAGAAATTCGTCACCAGTGAATGAGCCGGTCAATGCAGGAACGAGCGAGCCACAAAGGCAGGAAATGCGCGATCCTGTATCACCAGAAGTTCATAAGAACTGGGATAATCAGATGGCAGATGCCGCTGATAAGTACGATGATTTTGAAGATAAACTTATTTCCATTCCAAGGGAGTCCATGACTGAACCCATGACGTTTGCAATTATGGAATCGGATAAAGGCGGCGAGGTCGCATACTTTCTTGGTGACAACCATGCAGAGGCAGCGCGTATTGCACGCCTTCCTTTTGCTTCACAGATTCGAGAAATCGACAAGATTGCGAATCGTTTTAAACCTAAACAATCAAGCGCACCGGAGCCAATCACCCCAACGAAAGGCGGTGATTCAGGGATTACTGATCCCTCGAAAATGTCTACGAAACAATACATGGAATTTAGGCGCAAGCAGGGAATGCCTTATTAAGGAGGGCCAATCATGGCTACAGCAACAAATAGTGCGTTAACCCCCGACATTATCACGAAAGAGGCGTTAACGATTCTTCATAATAACATTGTGTTTTGTCGCAATGTAAACCGTCAGTATGACAACTCCAATACTTTGGGTGGTCAGAAAAACAGCGGTGCTATCCGTATTCGCTTACCTAACAAGTACGTTACCAATACAGGTGCAGCACTTGCTACGGGTGACACGATTGATACCGTTGAGCAGGCCGTAACTTTGACAGTGGGTACTCAGCGTCACGTTGACACCTCGTTCCTCACCGAAGAGCTGACCAATGACATTGATACGTTCTCTGAACGAATCCTTGCGCCTGGTATTTCGGTTCTTGCCTCAATGTTCGATTATGACATGATGGCAATGGCCTATGCAGGTGTTGGTAATTCGGTGGGTACACAAGGCACTACTCCGGCAACGGCTAAGGTCTTACTGGATGCTCACAAGAAGATGAGCCATGCAGCTACACCAATGAGTCAACGCTACGCTACTGTTGACCCAAATGCGAATGCGGGTCTTGTCGATGGCCTGAAAGGACTGTTCAATGCTCAGAGCTTGATTGCCGAGAACTATCGTTCTGGACTGATGGCTGATAACCAGCTCGGTTTCAGGGAACTTGCAATGAGTCAGTCAGTTCCGGTGCATACCAATGGTACACGTCTGGATACTGATACTTTTGCAGTTGATGGCGATACCATTGCAACTCCGTCTGCCGGTGCCCAGTCTATCGTCGTTGATGGTGTAAACGGTACAGAAACAATCACTGCGGGTGAGGTATTCACCATTGCTGGTTGTTACGCTTGTAATCCAGAGACTAAACAGTCAACGGGTGAGCTTTATCAGTTCGTTGTGTTAAATGACGAAACCGCCGCTGGTAATCAGTGGACTATTGATATCGCCAATCCGATCTATGCTGCTGATGCAGAAGGTCTGCAGAACGTAGTGGGTGCAACCTACGCTGCTGCTGTTGTTGATGGCTCTACTGTTACCTTCGTGGGTACTGCAAGCGGAACAGGGCCGCAAAGCCTTGCCTACCATAAGGACTCTTTCGTAGTTGGCACAACCGACCTCGAAATGCCTAATGGTGTTCACTTTGCTTCTCGTCAGGTACTAGATGGTATCTCAATGCGTATTGTTCGTCAGTATCGAATAGATTCTGATGACATCCCATGTCGTATTGACCTGCTGTACGGTGGAGTTGTAGCTCGTGGCGAAACCGCTTGCCGGATATGGGGGTAAGTCATGAGTAATATACTCACTGGTAACATTACCGAGATGGGTTTGATCACTGTAACGTATGATGCCGCTTCTCAGGCTGCAAATGACACTGACGAAGATACCGTCACTGTCAGCGGTGTGAAAATTGGTGACTATGTTGCACTGGCGGCACCCGCCCATACTGACGGTATTGGTATCTGTGACTGTCGAGTGACAGCCGACGATACCTTGTCTATTACGTGGACTAACCCAACAGCAGGTGCAGTCAACCGAGATCCGGCTGACTTCCTGTTATTCTGGGCAAGACCGGACGCGACTAAAACCGCAACAGGCACTTAACTGAAGGGGGCGAAAGCCCCTTTCTTTTTGGAGAGAATATGATTCAACCGCTATCAGACAGAATAGTTGTCAAACCCATTGAAAGTTCAGAATACTCAAAAGCGGGTATTTACACAGACAGGGCGAAAACAACATTCAATCAAATGGTAGGAGATTATCAGGTTACGACTGGACACGTAGTTGCAGTTGGCCCTGGTGAATACAACAAGAAAGGCAATCGCAGGCCGGTTGATGTGCCCATTGGTGCTATTGTCGCATTTAGTGATTCATGTGGACGAACGGTGGAAATTGAGGGTGAAGAGTATCTAATGATACGCGAGCCATCAGTTGCATTCTTTATGGAAGAAGCCCTTGAAGTAGAACACGTTTACAAGGACTAATCATGATTAACGAAAAAAGACGATGGTTACGCTCAATAAAAGATCCGGTGGGCAGGATCTTTGAAGTTGGTGAAGATGTCCCAGAAGGATGGGCCAGACATCCACCAAAGCCAAAGAAAAAGCGCGCCTACAAGAAAAGAATCAAAAAGGCTGAAGAATGAACGCGAACTCAATTATCAAGGCAGCGTTAAGGAGATTGGTTGTTGTTCCCTCTGGTGGAACACCCTCAACCAATCAATACACTGATGGTCTTGAAGTTCTCAATGACCTGATTAAGAGCTGGTCAGCCGATCTATCTCTTGTGTATGAAGATACCCGCGAAACACTGACGATTCCAGCCGGAACAAAGAGTTTCACAATGGGTGCAACGGGCGACCAGGTGACAACGCGTCCACTTGAGATTCGCTTAGCGACGTTGACGGTAGGTAATATTGATTATCCAATGTCTGAAATGGACGAGAAAACATACCAGTCATTCTCAAATAAGAACGATGTGCGCCAGCCATTCAGGTATTATTACAGAAACACCTATCCAAACGGAACAATGTATTTTGAATCGACTACCAATGTGCAGTTTTCATTAACAATCAACTCGATCAAGCAACTAACTAATTTTCCTGATGGAACAACTGAAATTGACTTACCAGAACATTACGAACGCGCCTTGAAAGCCAATCTTGCTATAGAAATAGCTGACGAAATGGGTGCTGGAAAACGAGTCACGCCTTTAATGATGAAGGCGGCTGAAGAGTCGAAAAAGATCATTATCGGACTGGCAACTGATATCGTTCCATCAAGAACAGACATACCCAGTTACGGTCATTACAATATCGAAGCGGATTCGTATTAATGAAAGTCCCTCTTATAGTCGATCTGGATATTCATAAGTTCGAAGGTTCAACAATAACTGATTATGCCTCTGGACTGACTAATTGTGCCTTTCACAACAATAATGGACAGATAGAAGTTACACAGAGGGCTTCTATAGATATCTCAGAAGATGCGAGTGAGATTTCTGGATTAACCGATAGAGGAAGAGGAATATATTACTGGGAGACAGAAACAAATCTTTTTATCGTTAATGACGATACGGTTTATGAGCAAACCCAAGATGGTGGTGAA